CTAGCTTTGTTGCTTACGCTGATTTAACAGAAAGCGTAGTACAAGGTTGGGTTGAAGCAGCTATTGGTTCTGACGAAGTTGCTAATTTAAAAAGCAACTTAGATGCACAAATCGCTGAACTAAAATCACCATCATCTGTTAGTGCAACACTTGGTGACTAAGTAATTTGTTATGAACTTTGGATTGGCTGCTTTCGCTGAATTGCCAATGGCTTCTGATGAAGGCAGAATCCAGTCACAACAAAATTTAATCAAACAAGCAGCCCTTACCACTTTAACTGGATTAACGACCACAGGAGCTAATATCTATGCATCAAGGGTGCATAATATTGAGACTGTCAAGTTGCCAGCCCTATTGCTTTATACAGTCGATGAAGATTCAGAACCTCTGGTGATGAATCCAGCACGCAGTGTTGAGAAGATACTGACCTTACATATTGAAGGTTATGTCAAACAAAATACTAATTACGATGATAAAGTCGATAATATCTCACAAGAGGTCGAAGAAGCTTTATATGCGAATAGACTGTTAAATGGCTTGGTTAAAGATAGCTTTTTAACTAATACTGAAATAGAATATGAATCAGAAGGTGATAATCCACTTGCAAGAGTTGTAATGGACTTTCAAGTTGTTTATCATCATAAAGAAGGAATTTTATAATTATGGCAACATACAAAGGTTCAGACGGAGTGGTCACTATAGGTGGCACAGCAGTTGGTGAAATTAGGTCTTTTTCTGTAGAAGAATCAGCCGATACTATTGAAGATACAGCTATGGGTGATTCATCCAGAACGTATAAATCATCACTCAAATCATTTACAGCTTCTATCGATGCTTTATTTGATAACGATGATGGTGGACAAGATGCACTTTTAATTGGTGCTGAAGTTGCTTGTATCTTTAGGTCGCAAGGTACTGGTTCTACTAATATGGAAAGGTCTGGTACTGGTATCGTTACTGGTGTAAGTATTAATCAATCTTACGATGGTTTAGTGGAAACATCTTTCACTTTACAAGGCACTGGTGCATTAGCAATAGCCGACCAATCATAATAGATGAAAGCAATAGATAGAGCCAAAGCTCACTTTGATAATCTTGACATCAAAAAAATAAATGTACCTGAGTGGGGAGACGATGAGGGTAATCCACTGGTCATTTATGCTAAACCCTTAACATTACACGAAACTTCTAAACTCTTTCGTATGGCGAAAGAAGATGACATGGCTATGCTAGCTTATGTCTTAATCTACAAAGCCCTTGATGAGAATGGCGATAAGATATTTGATTTAGGCGATAAGAACACCTTGCTCAACAAAGTCGATAGAAATGTTCTCATCAGAGTATCGAATGAAATCATGGCTGAGATGCCTGAAGAAGAAGTAAAAAAAAATTAGAAGATAATCTCTTACTTTTCAATCAACTACAATTAGCTGAATTACTAGGCAAGACCCTAGATGAAATTCAGTTGATGTCAATAGAAGAATTCCAATTATGGTCAGCTTACTTTAGAATAAAACAAGAAAGAACTAACAATGGCTAACCAAAAATACAAAATTGAATTAACAGCTTTAGATAAAACTAAAGCTGCTTTTAGTAAAGTCAAAGCTGGCTTGGGTGGGGTCAAGAACGCTGCTGTTGGTGTCACTAAAGTCATCGGTGGGACAGCCATAGCTTTTGCTGCTGTTGCATCTACCCTTGCTGTAGTTGCTAAGAAATCATTTGATTTTGCTGATGCTATTGGCAAAGTCTCTACTAGGACAGGTATAGCTACTGATGCTATCCAAGCATTTCAAATTGCTGCTGTATTAGCAGGTGGTAACACTGAAGGAGCAAATACTGCATTAGAAAAATTCACTAGGTCAGTTGGTGATGCCCAAAGAGGGTTAAAAACCCAAACTGATATTTTCAAAGATTTAAATGTACAGATTGTAGATGTCAATGGTAATACTAAATCTATGGATGTGCTGCTTAGAGAAGTTACTGAAGCTATCGGTGGTCTTTCATCGCAATCAGAAAAAGCCACAGTAGCAGCTAACTTATTTGGTCGTCAGGGTATAAAGCTGCTAGGAGCTATCGATAATTTAGGTATGGGCTTAGATGGTTTCATAGATAAAGCCAAACAATATAATCTTATTTTAGATGAAGAAAGTATAAAAAAATCAGAGTTATTCAACGATACTTTATTCATACTGACTAGACAATTTAGAATCTTAGTTGCTGAATTGTCTATTGCATTTTTACCTATACTGCAAAAATTAACAGCAGGTTTAGTTGATAATAATGCTGGTTTTCTTGAAAGTCAGGGTGGAGTTAAAACATTCGCTGAAACAATACGAAATAACTTAATAGGTGCATTTTTAGGAACATTAAAAGCTATTTCAGCACTACTAGGTGCTGGCAGTGATTTAACATTATTTTTTGTTGAAACTGGCTTGAACGCAGGTAATACAGCAATCCATTTTAGACGTTTAGCTGAAGCTACAATGGCAGCAACTTCGGCTGCTAGAGGTAATGTGATGATGGCTGCTACACATGTAGCTAAATATTCTGCATTAGGCAATCAGTTAGTAGATGTCGATGAAAAAATGACACAATACAAAGAAGCAAATCAAAATGCGAAAGGTGCATTAGATGAAATGATTGTAAGTATAGAAAAATTCTTACAAGATGCTTTGAAACCTACGGATGCTGAAACACAGAAATTGTTGGACAATCTTTTAGGTATCGGTAAGGCTTTCAAAGATTCTGGTGCTGCTGTAACAAATATACAATTACCATTAGAAGTTTATAGAGATTCACTTAATAGCTTAGAGGGGCAAACAAAAGATTTCCAAAACGCTACTGTCAATGGTTTCAAGAAACTCGAAGATAGTTTTGTAGAGTTAGCAATGACTGGCAAAACATCTTTCAAAGATTTAGTAAATTCAATTATCCAAGATTTAATCAGGTTAGCTATCAGACAACAAATCATTGCACCACTGTTTAATTTCTTTAATCCTGCACCAGAAGAAGATTTCAACGTCTTTGGTACGAAACCAAAAGAGATTTTCGATGGTGGTGGTTTTACTGGTTTCGGTAGTCGTAGTGGTGGTTTAGATAATAAAGGTGGCTTCCCAGCTATCTTGCATCCTAATGAAACAGTTATAGACCATACTAAAGGTGGTGGAGCTGGTGCTATAGTTATTAACCAATCGGTTAATTTTGCGACAGGGGTACAAGACACAGTGAAGAACGAAGTATTGCAATTACTACCAGAGATTGCAGAAACCTCTAAAGGAGCTGTACTGGAAGCTATGAATCGTGGTGGTAACTTTAGAAGAGGAATGAGATGATTATAGATATACCAACTAACCATAATTTTGCCACAGTCAAATTTACGTTAAATAGAAACATAGCAACTACAAGGTCAGCTTTTACTAACAAACAAAGATTGCAAGAATACGATGGTGTCTTTTGGTCAGCAGAAGTCACCTTGCCACCAATGAAAAGGGCAGATGCTTTGGAATGGACAACTTTCTTAACGAGATTGCAAGGCACTAAAAACACCTTCTTATTGGGCGACCCATCCCATACTACGAATTTAGGTACTTACAATGCTGATTTTTTACAGGATTCTAAAAGAATCGCACCTTTAAGCAAAACTTTGAATTTTACTGCATCTAGTAAAACAATCACTGATGCAGGGTCAAGCGATGCTTTTGATGGTGCTTTGGTCGGTGATTTTTTATTAATTGCAGGAGCAAGCAACGATGCAAACAATGGCACATTCAAAATTGTTACTGTGACAGATACAAATAACATTGTTGTCGATAGAGATTTAGTCAACGCTACGAATCAAAGCTGCACCATTAATGAAAATAAGAAAGGTATCACAGGACTTAATTTACAAAAAACAGGCACAGGTGCAGGCACAATTAAGAAAGGTGATTACTTAGCTATCCATGATGCTGCATCTAGCACATCTAATCCAGTGCAATACGTTTTGGCTGTTGAAGATGCTACTGTCGGTGGTTTTAGTAATAATTTTTATGGTGTGCGTATCGAGCCTAAACTACGAGCAGATTTGCCTGCTAATCATTACGTCAAATTCGCTAGCCCAAAGGGTCAATTCAGATTGGCTTCTAATCAAACTTCATGGTCTGTGAATGAAGCATCAATTTATGGTTTAGCATTTACAGCGATTGAGGTGATTAATGGCTAGTCGTGATATTCATGCTGACATCAGTGCTAGATTAGCTAACGATAATCATACGCTAGCTTTTGGTGTGCAATTCACATTAGATTCTGGCGATGTCAATGTTTGGACAGGCATTGGTGATTTCACTGGCTCAGATAACAACACCTACACTGGTGCAGGTGAATTATTATCCATATCTAATATTGAAGAAAGTAAAGAGCTGCAATCTACTAACTTGACTATCAGTATCAGTGGTTTATCTAGTGAAGTCTACGATGCAGTGACAACAGAAAATATGCAAAATAGGTTAGTTACTTTACGTTTGTTTTTCTTTCATCCTGACACAATGGCTGAGATAGAAAATGTCATTTTATTTAAAGGTCGTATCGATGGTATCACTATCACTGATGGCGATAGCTTTAGTATTATTTTTAGTTGCGAGAATAAACTAGTCGACTTAACTAGACCAAGAAATTTATTCTATACCCCAGAAACACAAGAATATTTATACACAGGCGACAAAGGTTTGGAGTTTGTCCCACAAATACAAGAGCAACAACTTTTCTGGGGCAATGCTCTTACTGCTGGTTCTGGTGGTGGTGTAGGCAGTGATGGTGGGGGCATTTATTACGACTTAAGATAATGTTCAAGAAAATATTAAAAGCAGCAGTAATAGCAGCAGCACTAGCGACAGGTGTAGGTTTTTTAACTGGTACAATCGGCAGACAAGTTTTATTTGAAACTTTTAGGAAAAAATTTGTTAGCCATTTTATATTGCTTGGTTTAAGTTATGTTACTGCTAAAGGAGCTGAAAATACACCTATAAAAAACATTGGTTTTAAAAATGCGACACGTAATCCTGTAGCTGCTCGCAATATTGTTTATGGACAAACACGTGTGGGTGGTACTGTGGTTTATCAACAAACATCAGGAACAAACAACAATAGATTACACAATGTTATTGCACTAGCAGGACATGAAATAGAAGATATTACTAAAATGTATATTGATGCTGGTAAAGGAATGGTAGAGCTAAGTGTCGCTAGTGACTTTACTGAAACTGCTTCTGGCAGTGGTATCTATATTGTCAACAAAAGCACTTTCGTGAATTCGTCTAATACTTATAAATACAACACAGCAGGTGGCTTAATTAAGATTATCTTCGAGAAAGGTGACCAGACTGCTGTTAATACCGATGTGCAAAATGAGATTAATGGTATTGGTGGTACTGATTGGACAACCAACCACAAACTGCAAGGCATTGCTTATATTTATGTTGGCTGTGTTTACGATTCAGATAAATTTGCTGGTTTTCCAACATTTAGTTTTGAAGTCAAAGGTAAAAAGGTAGTAGACCCAAGAGTTCATGCTACTAACACGACATACTCAAACAATCCTGCCTTAATTATACGTGATTATCTAAAGGATACTGTTTATGGTCTTAATGCTAGTAACGATGAAATTAATGATGCTACAACAGGAGCAGGTTTTAAACAAGCAGCCGATGATTGCGAAGATTCTATTAGTGTAACAGGTGGGACAGAAAATAGGTTTGCTCTTAACGGACAATTCGATGCGACAGCAGAACCACAGAGTATCTTAGAAAATATGTTATCGTCTTGTGCTGGGCAATTAGGTTACAACAATGGCAAATTCAATTTATTTGTTGGTAAAGCCCGAACAGCAGCAGGAACAATTACTGACGATAAGATGCTTGCCCCACTGCAAATCAGTATGAAACAATCTGGCAATGAAAGATTCAATGGAGTTAAAGCTACCTTCCAAAGACAAGACACTGATGATTACAAAGCTGCTGAGATAACACCTGTCAAGAACACAACCTTCTTGAATGCTGATACTCCTGATGAAGAATCTACACCTAATTTTGAGAGATTTATGAATCTATCCTTCCCACTCACTACTTCTAAATTTACAGCACAAAGATTAGCCGAGATAGCTCTAAAATATTCACGTCAAGAAGTGACTACTTCTGTGCTTGTGCCATTAGAATTTCTAGCTTACCAAGTGGGTGACGTTATCAATTTAGACAACGATAGAGTGGGTTATTCAGGCAAAGACTTTGAGATTACAGCTATGAATTTTGAATTTGTTGGTGATAATTATCTAGCTCTACGATTAGACCTCAAAGAATACGCTTCATCAGTTTTTGATAATGTTACCTATACCGACATAAGATAGGTTATAATTTTTCTCATGTGGTTATTAGACTTATTACTTTATTTATTAGCTTTCGTTGGATTAGCTAATGTTTTAATACGCATATACCCAGAACCCAAAGCAGATTGGAATAAGAAGGTATATGATTTTGTAGATTATCTTTCATTAAGAAAAGGGGTGAAAAGTGGCAAAAGAAGAAAATAAAGCACCTAGCGTTGAAGAATTACAAGCTAAGTTGCAAGAAAAAGATGCTGTTATCAATGCACTAAACGGACTAGTTAGATACTGGTCAAGCAAAGTGGTTGATAGCGAATCTAATGCTGTCCTTGCACAAATGCAACAAACAGCACAGCCTTCTGAACAAGGCGAAATGCCTGCTGAAGCAGCAGAGGACTAAGATGGCAAGGGCTACTGTTACACAAATCAATTCGGATTTGAAGGAACATTTAGCCCAATGTCACGAACAATCCAAGACAGTGTTCACAACACTGCAAGAACTTAAAGAAGATATCAAAGCTCTAAACAGCAAAATAGATGTGGCTATTTATGCGACCACTGGCTTCTTAGCTACCACATTAGTTGCTATACTGTTAGTGTTTATATAGGGCTGGTAAATTTTTGGAATCTCCTTAGTTACCCTTTTCATATTTTCCTTTTATCAGCCCACCTTCTATAATGATTAGATGGAAAATATCGTAACTATCATTCAACAAGTCGGCTTTCCTATTGCAGCAGCACTAGGTTTAGGTTGGTTTATCTATCAGCTAATTATGCGTATTGTCGATGGCATGGAGAATAAACTGGATGTCGTTGATGAAAAAGTAGCTGAACAAATCAGTGCGATGGAACAAAGGCTTGGCACTAAACTTGATTCACAACATGGTATCTTGGTAGCATTGATAGATAGAGTGCGTAGTTTAGATAACGAAATCATTAGACAAGATACGATGATAAAAACTATGTTGGGTGTCCCACAGCTAATAGACACCAACAAGATAGCAAAGGCAGATAGAGATGACCAAAGAAAAGACTAAAGATAGAGGATATTCATACGA